TTTAAAACTCCTATTAAGAAATCATACCAATAAAACGATTCAACACAACACGTGAACCATGCTTGTTACCTGTATACTTAGTGAAGGCGGATACAAGACCACGAGTAGATGCATTTTCTTTTACGATAAATTCATTTTCTTCTTCTGTATCTAAACCTTCTGAACGCAACAAGTAATATTCATCAAATCCTGAACTGTTCAAAATTGTATATTTGTTTTTACGGAAATCAGTTTTGATTTGAGCAATATCGGCACCACGTGGGTACCACTTCCAACAATATTTACCAAAATCACGACCAGATAAAACATAGAAACCTAAAACATTACAACCTGTACGAGCTTTCAACAATTTAACAAAGGCAGCAGTATTTTGTTCCGATTGATTACAATCTTCAATGACTTCTTCATTTTGTGTTTTAGTATCTTTAACAACCAAACGAGTACGTCTGTTACTACTCCAAGAATGTGAAGTAATTGTTTTTTCCGTTTTTGTATTTGTCATTGGACAAATTTCAAAACGTGAACGAGTTATGTGACCTTCACCGTCAGTTAGAAAAACGGTATTAACAATTTGCAATTTGTTTTCTTGTTGAAACTTAGGTATAATTTCCATCGCACTGATAACCGCTTCATTTAATGGTGTGCTACCCATACTCATCCAAGATGGACCATATCTACGTGAATGTGACAACATTACAAGTGCTGAAGCTGCATAACTAAAATCACCAGCAGACATACGACTTGAAAGTAAATTGTTCAAACGGTAATGACGTAATATCAAATCATTTACAACAAATTCATTTGTATAACCACCATCGTTTCTTTCTGTTTCAGCAAAGGCATAAACTTCATAAGGAATATTTACCTTCTTACAAAACATCACCAATGAAATTAATTGTTTAACAGTATTACCAATATGTTGTGACATTGAACCAGACCAATCAAGGAACAAAATCAAACCGTGTGATTTGCCATTTGGTACAACGCTCAACTTTTTAAAGATATCTTCATTGAAACCATATGAGTAAATTTTCTTCATATCCAAATCGCCAGTTTTTGCGGTAGATGCACGTTTCAATTGTTCGGCATTTTTACGCATTTCAAATTCTTTGGCCAAATAAGATACCGCTTTATTTGTTTCTTTACGAATTTTTTGGAAACCTTCACGGTCAATACAATCAGCATGAGTTTCTTTGTATAATTTGTATAGTGCCTTATAATCAAAAACGGCCTTCTTCAAATCAACTTTAGGAATATTGGCATACTCATATTGAATATCACCTTGGTCAAAAAGTTTTTGTTCGTTTTCTTTGTATGCTTCATCAGTATAAGAACGAATTTCATCTTCTGAATAATCTCCATGGCCTGTTGAACCTGTAGATTGTTCATTACCATTTTCAGAAACTTCATCATCAAGGCCATCACCTTCAACATCATCCGACAAAGTACCATCATCTTCTTCTGAATCATCAGATTCTTCAAATTCACCAAAATCGGAATAGTTATCACCAGAAGAACCTTCTTCTTTTTCTGTTAAGGCATCTTCCGCCATTTCCATTTCTTTTTGTTTTTCTTTTAAATCTTTCATGTATTGTTGGATACGAGCAGAAACCTCGATAACATCATCATATGTTTCGGTAGTTTCTACATCATTTAACAATGCACGTTCTTCTTGGTTAAATTTAATACCAAGAATAGCACCACCTTTACAGTGTAAATTGATGCGGTCGATAAAATTCATATCGTTAAGGTTTCTACCTTGTGTTTCAAAGAAATTTTTATCTACCAATTCTTTGTAAGCACGAACAAACGATAAACGTAGACCAGGATATTTGTATTTGATTTTTCTTTCGATGCGAGAATCTTCAACCACATTTAAAATACCGTGGCTGATTTTTAATTCTTTACCTTTGATAATGCCTTCCATTGGAGTATAGAGAGCATGACCCACCTCATGACCCATAAAAAGGTCGTATGTGTGAGAATTGATGTTTTTATCTAAAATAGGAACAACTAGAACACGTGTTTTTACGTTGAAACCAGCTGTGGAAACATTTCGTTGTTCAATAGTCAAATTTTCAGCTGCCATCAACTTGGCTAGTAGTGATTTTGATTCAAGTAATTGCATATAATCTCCGTAATATGTTTCCATTATACAGGAACCAACGAAAATATCAACCGGAAGTGTTGTTTTTTAACAACAAAACGACTAAATTGTTGATTTTATTGAGTTTTTTCTTAATCCTGATACATTTTACGTAAAATTTCGTATTTTTCTTGGTCTTTTTCAAATCCGGTAAGAGTTGCCCACTGACGAGTTACGATATCCAGTCTTTTCCACGCTGGAATTTCAGGATCCGCTGAATTGGCACTTTGCCACAGCAAAAATTGTTCTTGTTTATTTTCCATTTCTAGTGCCTTTTTCAATAAATTCAAATTCTAACGCTGCTGCCAACTTATCCGCAAGTTTCGGATCAAATTTCACTAAAAAGTGAGCAACATCATTAACGGGTACATGACGGAGATTGTAAAATATCTCATCTATGCCTCGTAGTATCTCTGCTTCTTCTCTTTGACTTAACATATTTAACCTTAACAATCATATACGCTGGTGTATTCTACAAAGTTCTTACCTCGTCTCTTACAATCAGCTGCAGCTTCAATAAATTTTAGTTCTTCCTTAAACTGTTGTGGAGTTAGACTGTCCAGATATTCTTGGTATTCGAACCATTCTTCCACATCCCAACCTTTCGGTACTGAAATATCTTCTAACATATTATCTCCTCATTTTTGCCATATCAACGGCTTCATCATTATTAAAAACAGGAACGGCATTAGACTTATGTAGTGTTCCGATACCTAACATTTTAGTACCAGTGTAAGTATTACCATCAACTGGTTTAGTGCAAGCAATCATGCCAGTATCTAAACTATCATATCGTGGTGTTTCTCGACCAGGTGGAACTTTAGGAGAAGGAACAGATTTGACAATCTTAATGCTTTTTGTTTTGGAGAAATTAGTGGTTTGTTTTTTGAGAGAATCTAACCAATCTTCGTGTTGCTGTTTTGCAGCTTTGGATAGTTTCTTTGGTTTTGATTTTTTGATGTAACCGTATAGTATCATATAGTAAACTCCTCACAGGAAGTTACCATTATACAGGTTTTTATACTAAAGTCAAGCTGTGTTGTATGGAAGCAACACTTAACTACCAAACTTTATTATTTCATAGGGGGACATAGGTACTTATAACTAAAATCCCCATTTTAAGTGGTATATTTAAAGTTTATCAGATTGTGAAATTTCATCATCATATTCTTCTGATAATTCATTCTGCCAATCTCTAGCTAAAATCTTTTTCATCTCAGCATGTTCATTACGGTGTCTTTTAGATGACTCGTAATTGTAATCTTCATTATAATTTTGGTTCTTGCGGAACTTACCCACAAATTTTGACACGTTACTACTCCTATCTCATTGTTTCAAATGTTATGCCTCTGATTTTTAATTCAGGTGCATTTTGCATATCCTCATTTGATATGTATGTTATGTTCGCATGAGGATAACAAATTTTTACTAACTTTAATAATTGACACACTGTTCCGTCTCTATCATCAAAGGAGAATATCTCATCAACAATTTTAATGTGTGATAATATCTCTCTGCGTGTTTCATAGTTCTGCATAAATCCACCACGTGAATATTGCATATACCAATCGGAATGAATACCCACAACAAGCCAATCGCCTTTCTTTTTACATCTCTTTAAAAGTTCGATTTCGTTTTTGTCTAATGGGTCAAAATCACCACAGGTTACAATTATTCTTTCTTGTTTACGCATTATGGTAAAAGTTTAGGGAATGCCTCTTTAACAAATTTATATGTTAAACCTTTCACACCTTGGTCCTTTTTAAAGATACCCATAACGACTTCTGCTTCACGTGGTTCTAAAGATTCTAATAATTGAATCAATAGTTCATTTTGTTTTCTTGGTGATAATGATTCTGCTGTTGGATTACCAGCACGGAACAAATACAACTTCCTCATTTCCGTTGATAACTGACAGGTTGAAATACCAGGTTTACTATCTAAGTTACCTTTATAATTGTCAGGTACATCCTTAATCAACCAATTAATTTCTGGATGAAAGGTTAGTTCTAAAACATCTACCAATGCTTTTGATAGGTTGTTTTGTATTACCTTCATTCTATCTTGTTTTGTTGTTGCCTCTTCAAATTCATCAAAAATTTCATACAAATTTTTCATTAAAATTCCTCAATTACATCCATTAGATTTTTTAGTTTATGTTCAATAAAATAATTCAACAGTTTTGAACGACCTGCTGGTTTTATTTCTTCATAATTATTTATGATTCTATCTTTAACATCATCTGGAATGTAACTCAAGTCAATCAACATTTGATTACGTGACCAACCAACCTTGGCTTCTTGGTTTTCCCAATTATCAATATCTTCATTAAGAAGTTTCTCTTTGACACCTTTGGTTAATTGTTTCTGTCTCACCTCACGAACGAACGTATCACCAGGTGAAAGTACGTTTGGAATACCATCACCTTTATCACCTTCGATA